TGACTCAGGAGGGTTTGTAGATAAAATAAGTGCTTCTGTCAGTGGCAGGACAGCAGATGCTTATGCCAGAGATCATAGAATCGAACTAACAAGTGGCTTTACAACTGTAGATGTAAGAGTGGTTAGAGTCACAGCAGATAGCACAGATGCAGCAAGAGTAAATGCTTTTCAATTTACTAGCCTTCAAGAAGTAATAGATAACAGTTCAACTTATGCTGATAGTGCTTATGTTGCTCTTCGCTTAGATAGTAAACAGTTTAATCGTATTCCAACAAGAAAATACCGTATTAGAGGAGTAAAGGTAAGAATACCAGGAGCATCTGCTTCTGTTGTTTCTGCAACCTATACTCAATCCACAACTGTTGTAACTGTTAGTAATAACAATCATGGTTTACTTGTTGGTGAATCAGTAGTATTCACTGCAACTTCTGGTGCTGGAGTAGATGGTACTTTTGTAATTCAAACTGTGCCCGATGCAAATTCATTTACTTTAACTTCTAGCACTTCTCAAACTGTTACAACATCAAATTGCACGTTTGCTGGAACCCCAAATGTTGATTTAGCTACAGGAAGAATACGCTATCCAAGTGGTTATATTTTTAACGGAGTAATGGCAGCAGCAACCTATACAAATTGCCCTGCCATGTGTTTACTTGATTTACTTACAAACACCAGATATGGTCTAGGCAATCATGTAACAGACAGTAATTTAGATTTATTCAGTTTTGTAGCTGCAAGTAAATATGCAAACGAAGAAGTAGACGATGGAACAGGATCAGGTACAAAAGAAGCTAGATTTAGTTGCAATGTAAATATTCAAAGCCCAAAAGAAGCGTTTGCAGCAATAAATGATTTGGCTGGTGTTATGAGATGTATGCCAATATGGTCTGCTGGAGGTATAACTTTATCGCAGGATAAAGAAACATCAGCGAGTTATTTATTCAATTTAGCTAATGTTGGACAGGGAGGTTTTAGTTACTCAGGAAGTAGTTTAAAAACTAGACATAGTGTTGTGTCTGTTAGCTACTTTAATATGGATTCAAAAGAAGTAGATTTTGAAGTTGTAGAAGATAGTACTGCTGTAACTAAATTAGGAGTAATTACAAAGCAAGTAAAAGCATTTGCCTGTACTTCCCGTAATCAAGCAGCAAGATTAGGTAGAGCAATACTTTTTGCAGAACAAAATGAAAGTGAAACTGTTACTTTTCAAACTTCAATAGACGCAGGGATCGTTGTAAGACCTGGTTCTGTTATAGAAATAAATGATCCAGTAAGGGCAGGAGCTAGAAGAGGTGGTCGTGTAGTAGCTGCCACTACAACAACTATAACTATTGATGCTATTGGAGATACTACACTGTCAAACTTAAATAATTCTGTTACTATCGCTGTGATTTTACCTGATGGGACAGTTGAGACAGGTGCAGTCTCAAATATTGTCGGTGCTGTCTTTACTGTAAATAGCGTTACTAAGTCTGATGGAACTACTCAATCTGCATTTAGTTCCGCACCAAATGTAAATGCACCCTATTTAATATCTAGTACTGACTTACAAACACAACTATTTAGAGTTATTCAAGTAGAAGAACAAGATAGTATTAGTTATGTAATTTCAGCCTTATCTTATGTAGAAGGAAAGTATGCGTTTATTGAAAATGGCACTGCTTTACCTACACGAACAATATCCTTATTAAGTGCACCAGCTTCTCCTCCAAGTAACTTAGGTGTTCAAGAAAAGATAGTAACTCTTAACGGTATGGCTAGAAGTAAATTAATTGTAGATTGGCAACCTGTAGATGGAGTTACCCAATATTTAGTTAATTATAAATTTGAAGATACTAACTTTATTTCACAAGTTGTATTCAGTAGTGATTTTGAAATTTTAGATAGTAAAAAAGGAAGCTATACGATTGAAGTTTATTCGTTTAACGCTGCTCTTACTTTGTCGACAAGTCCAACAAGCACAACATTTGTCGCTGAAGGTAAAACTGCTTTACCAGAAAATGTTTCTAATCTAACTATTGAATCTATAAACGACCAATTTGTAAGATTAAGATTTACACAAGCTACTGCTGTAGATGTTCTTCACGGAGGTCGGGTTTACATACGACATACAAATTTGACGGGAGGATCTGCTACTTTTCAAGCTGCTCAAGATATTATTGAAGCTGTACCTGGTAACGCTACAGAAGCAATATGTCCAGCACTTCCAGGAACTTATCTGGTAAAATTTCAAGATGATGGATTACGCTTCAGTGCAACAGAGGCTTCAGTTTCTATTACACTGCCAGAAATACTAGATTCTATAACTGTAAAAACTGATAGAGAAGATACAGACAGTACACCTTTTAACGGAACAAAAAGTAATGTTGTATTTGATTCTTCAAAAGGTGGATTAAAACTTACAGATCCTAGTGCAAATGCAACTGGAACATACGACTTTGTAGAAACTCTTGATTTAGGTGGCACATTCTCTCTTACTTTAAAACGTCATTTTCAAGGTGCTGGTTTTTATGTAGGAGATTTATTTGACAATAGAACAGCAAACATTGATACATGGACAGATTTTGATGGGTCAATAGCTAATGATGCCAACGCTGTTCTAGCTGTGCGAACAACAACCGACAATCCAAGTAGTTCTCCCACCTATGGATCGTTCAACACTATGGCTAATGGAATATTTAGAGGTAGAGGATTTCAATTTAGGGCAACTTTAGAAACTGCTGACGTTGCTCAGAATATGAATCTACAGCAACTAGGATATACTGCAACTTTACCATCGAGAACCGAACAATCTGCTGTTATCGCATCTGGAGCAGGAGCGAAATCTGTTACATTTACAGCACCATTTTTTGTTGGAACGTCTGGGCTTGGTAATTTAAATAACTTCCTACCTTCTGTTAATATCTCTCCACAAAACATGGCAACAGGAGATTATTTTGAACTTAGCAGTATATCTGGAACTGGCTTTACAGTTCACTTTAAAAACTCAAGTAATGCTAGTATTGATAGGAACTTTACCTACAGTGCTGTTGGTTTCGGTAAAGGAGGTTAACATGGAGAAAAATAGTTATTAACTATGTCTGCCGTAACAAATTACAATATCGAAGATAACTCAGGTCAAAACGTAAGAATTGACTTGAATAATGTTTTTGCTGCAATACAATCTAACAATTCAAATGGATCAGATTTAGCTGACTCTCAATGTGTTGCAGGAATGTGGTTTCTTAGAAGTGATACAAATATTTTAAAAATAAGAAATTCTAGTAATGGTTTTACTGAAGTTGGGAGTATAAATTCAGCAAATTTAGGATTACTTCCTGTAGCTGGCGGAACAATGACAGGCACGTTAACAACAGTTGATGTTGCTTTTCAAGGAGATAACTATAGTGTTTTATGGGATAAATCTGATGATGCTCTTGAATTTGCTGACAATGCCAAATTAGTATTCGGTTCGTCTTCTGATCTTACTATTAGTCATAATGGCTCAAATTCAGTATTTAATGAAACTGGTACTGGTAATTTACAATTACAACTAGGAGGATCTACAAAATTTGAAGTTGCATCAGGTGGTGTTTCTTTAACAGGTGGAGCAGCTTCAAATATCACTGCATTATCTGATGGTGCGACAATTACTATTGATATGGCTACTGCCTGTCATCATTCTGTTACTCTGGGTGGTAATAGAACCTTTGCTGCACCTAGCAATCAGGTAGTTGGACAGAGTGGATCTATATTTATTACACAAGACGGAACGGGATCTAGAACTGCAAGTTTCAATAGTGCCTTTAAATTTACAGGAGGAGTTGCACCAACTTTATCTACTGCTGCTAATGCGATTGATAGAATTGACTATATAATAAAATCAAGCAATGTTATTCAATGTGCTGTATCTTTAGACGTTAAATAAATGGCAATTATCCCTGGAAAAAAGAATTTTACTGTAGATAGGAGAGCAGACTTTCCTATAAAACTAACATTTAAGGACTCTACTGGATCGGCTATAGATTTAACTGGATATACTGTAGCTGCACAAGTTTATGATGAATCACGTTCCACAAAATATGCAGATTGGGCTATAACTTATACAGATAGAACTAATGGAATTATTGATATGAATTTAGCTGATACTGATACAGCTAACTTTACTCCGAATGTTTTATTTTATGACGTATTGTTAACAGATGGGTCGGGTAGCAAAAACTATTATTTAGAGGGTAAACTATTTATAAGTGAAGGTTACACAGCATGAGCAGCCCTAACAGAGTTCAAGTCAGCCAAGTTTCTGACGTTGTAACAGTTGAAATCACCACAGCTGGACCCCAGGGTCCTGCGGTAGCTGGTGTCAACTTTGATATATCTGGCAAAGTTGATGATGCGGTGCTGTATTATCACGCTGCTTCTGATACCATAAAAGCAGATAACACTACTACCAAACTTACACTTGTCGATGGGGGCAACTTTTAACAATGGCTAACACAGTACGCATAAAAAGATCTACAGGATCTTCAGCACCAACAAGTCTTGCAAATGCTGAGTTAGCTTTTGCAGAAGGCAACAAAAAATTATTCATTGGTATTGGAACAGGTGGGGCAGGAGGAACTGCTACCACTATTGAAGCCATTGGTGGAACGGGTAGTTTCTTCGATAAAGATACAGTACAAAACGCAAATAAAGTTATAGCTGGTCCGACAACAGGTAGTGATGCTGCTCCAACATTTAGAGCTTTAGTAGCTGCTGATATTCCTTCGTTAGCTCATACAAAAATAAGTGACTTTGATACAGGTGTTCAAGCAAATAGATTAGATCAAATGGCTGCACCAACAGGTTCAGTTTCATTAAATAGTCAGACAATTACAAACCTTGCTGACCCTGTAAATGCAAGTGATGCAGCAAGTAAGTCCTTCGTTGAGTCTACTGCACAAGGATTAGATGTTAAAGATTCTTGTGTGGCAGCTACTACAGCAAACATCACAATATCTACTGCTCTAAATAATGGAGACACTTTAGATGGTGTAACTCTTTCAACTAATGATCGTGTTCTTGTAAAAGACCAATCAACTGCCTCAGAGAATGGTATTTATGTAGTTGGATCTAGCCCAGCGAGAGCAACTGATTTAGCTGCTGGAGATGATGCTGCTGGATTCTTTACCTTTGTTGAACAAGGAACTGTTAATGCTGACAATGGATTTGTTTGTACGTCTAACAAAGGATCTGCTGTTGTTGGTACAAATAACCTTACGATTGCTCAATTTTCTGGTGCTGGTCAGATAACAGCAGGAGATGGATTAGATAAATCTGGTAATACACTTTCTGTTGACTTAAAAGCTAATGGTGGACTTGTTATTGAATCCACTGAAATTGCTGTTGATCTTGCTGCTAGTTCTATAACAGGAACACTTGCGATTGGCGATGGTGGAACGGGTGCTACAAGTGCAAGTGCAGCTAGAACAGCTTTAGGATTAGCCATCGGAACAAATGTTCAAGCCTATGATGCAGACCTTGATAATTTATCTGGTTGTCAATCAGGTGCTTCTGCTGCGTTAGCTGCTTTGACTTCAACTGAGGTGGCTATTCTTGATGGAGCAACGGTAAGCACTTCTGAACTGAACATAATGGACGGTGATACTGCTGCAACATCTACAACTTTGGCAGCAGCAGATCGTTTAGTAATGAATGATGCTGGAACAATGAAACAAGTTGCATTATCTGATTTGGTTACATTCTTAGAAGATGAAAGTGCCTCTAGTTTTGATATAGATGGAGGAACATACTAAATTTAACCATTAGGAGGTCGAACAATGGCGAACACAATTAAATTAAAAAGAGCAAGCGGTAGTGATC